GAAAAACCTTTGTATTCTGAATACTTTGGCATTGCTGGAAGAGTTGATTGTATTGCAGAATATGAAGGCGAGTTAGCCATCATAGATTTCAAGACATCTAAGAAGATTAAACCAGAGAAGTGGTGTCAAAACTACTTTGTTCAAGAGACTGCGTATGCCTGTATGTACTATGAAATGACAGGCACTGCGGTAGAGAAGATTGTTACCTTAATGGTATGTGAAAACGGAGACGTAAAAGTTTATGAAAAAAGAAACAAAAGTGACTATATTAAGCTTCTTACCAAGTATATTAAAGAATTTGTCACCCACAAACTCGGAGAGTATGGAGAAGGAAGTTAACGAACTACTGAAAGAGAAATTTCTCTGTCAGAATAAATTCACAAGTGACATCGAGCAACTCGTTCTTACTACTGAACTCAATTATATTGAGGCATTAGTGAGTTATTGTGAAGAGAAAAATATAGAATTTGAATCAGTAGGTAAATTGATTTCTAAACCTCTTAAAGATAAGTTGAAAGCAGAAGCAACTGAACTAAATTATCTTAAGAGAACTTCGAGATCTAAATTACCGCTATGATATTCTGGATAGGGTTCACCATCATGTTTCTCAATGAGGGATTTGTGATGATGAGACATGTCTCGCCTTGGGCGGCCAAACAGAGAGAAAATCTTATAGAAAAATACGGTGATGGTTGGCAAACCTTTCATGGTATAGTAGACTACGTTTGGGTGATTGTTGTAGCCTTAGGGTTTGCATTTTCATCTCACAGAGGTAGTCATTTATACGTTTTTCTCGCCTTCTGGGGTAGTGCATTTACTCTGATATATCTACCGATGTGGGTAGCTAAAACAGATAAATAGATATAGGACAGGAGTTATAATGAGTACATTTTTTAACGCCCCTGCAACCAGAGCCGCAATGGCCGAGATACAGGAGTTACAAGAAGATATTATGACAGGTATCGCTGTCAGAGGTATGAATCAACCTACCTCTGAGGAAGGACATCTGTACATTAATAAAATGAGACAACTTCTCGAAAAGCAAAGAAATTTTATGTTTCGATTGCATTTGGAGACGGAAGATCCTGACGCCCTTGAAATGAAAGAACAAATCTTAGAATCTGCAAAGTTTCTAGGATTAAAAGATGGACAGAATATAAGTCAGTTTTTTGAAACTCTATCGGACACGTTAGAGAAATTAGAAAATGATTTGCCTTCTAATTGACACAGACATCATTATCTGTTATAATATAAACAATCCAACAATACAAAAATACGGAGAATACTAAATGTCATTTGCTGCATTAAAGAAACAATCTAAAGCAGGCTCTCTTACAGAGAGATTGATGAAAAAAGTTGAGAAACTCAACGAAAAAGGTGGAAGTAATACTGATGAAAGGTTATGGAAACCAGCTGTAGATAAGGCTGGTAATGGATTCGCTATAATTCGATTCCTCCCTGCACATGCCAATGCTGAACTGCCATGGACTCAAGTATGGAGTCATGCCTTCCAAGGGCCAGGTGGTTGGTATATTGAAAACTCTTTAACCACACTTGGTAAAGACGATCCTGTAGGACAACTTAACCGCACTCTATGGAATAGTGGTAAAGAGTCAGATAAGGATATTGCTCGTAAACAGAAACGTAAACTCTCTTACTATGCTAATGTCTATGTTGTGAAGGATTCAAGTAATCCTGAGAACGAAGGACAAGTCAAACTTTATAAGTTTGGTAAGAAGATCTTTGATAAGATCACTGCTTCAATGCAACCAGAGTTTGAAGATGAAGAACCAATCAATCCATTTGATTTCTGGAAAGGTGCAAACTTTAAGTTGAAGATCAAACAGGTTGCTGGATTCTGGAACTATGATAGTTCTGAGTTTGGTAAGGTAGAAGCACTTTTAGATGACGACAGCGCACTAGAAACAATCTATGATAAGATCTACGATTTGAGTGAGTTCACTGCTCCCGATCAGTTCAAGAGTTATGATGAACTTAAAGCACGCTTAGATTCAGTTCTTGGGGCTAAGAAGGTAGTCACACCTCAATTTGATACCGAAGACTTAGAAGACCTAAGTGAAGGAAAACGTCCATCACAAGCAGAACTAGATCAGATATCTAATCTCTCTGCTGCTGCAACGGAAACCACGGAAGATGAAGATGACGCACTGAGTTATTTTCAGAAACTCGCTGAAGAGTAAACATTAAGAAAGGGGTCTCACGACCCCTTTTTTATTGCCCACTAAGTCTTGGGTTATATGCTCCTTTCAATCTACTATTGATATAATCACCAGACTTCTTATATTTCATTATTTGGTTCATATCGGAAACTGCAATTTCTAAGAACTGAGGTTGTAACACTCTAATTCTTCTCTTAGAATCATTTTCATTCTCTTCAAATTCATAGTTACTGACAGAAAATACATTGGTATGTGATATTATATTACCACTAGCATCTTTAACTGTACCAGCACTATCAACACTCGACAAATTACCCAAAACACTACCACTATAAGTGACTTCTTCTTGCCTTGAATTGTTTCTTTCTAGATATCTACTGTCAAAGTTAGAATCTACAACTAAACCTTCTGGAACTACCACTCTCGAATTATCATCCAATAATAATTCAGTAATGTAATGATGGATCTCTGATAATTTTTCTTCAGTACCATACTTATCATAGATGTATCTCTGAAAGTCATTAGAATTTAATGGCCATTGATCTTGGATCTTAGTAATATTATTTGTTGTTAAAATAACCCAATCAAATCGAGGATCACCATATACCTTTTCGGAAACTTGTTCTGGTCTATCATCGCCAATGATCATATAATCTTCAAATGCTGTGAGAACATTTTCAAGATCATTACGAAGTTTTGGTCTTCTAAAAATATTCTTGACAGGGATAAACTCATCATTAGAAGACCTATCGGTAGTCCTAGACACATAGTTTATTTCGGGAAAGTAAGAAAAATAACCTTTTGACATTTTAGTAACCTACATCTGTTGAGTATGGACTGTTTTGTTTGATAATACTTATTGGCATCAAGTCTCCAAGTCTACCCGCTTCAGTAGATTCATCATATGCTCTACCAGCAGCAACATCTTCACCATAATCTGTATCATAGATAGGTTCCAATTCTTGAAATTGTAGAGTCATCATGACAGATATTGGCATACCATTTTCATATGCCATCCATTGACCTTCTGGTGTGTAATTAAGATCCACATTAGTCAATGCACATGGTTTGAATTTGTTTACACCAAGAATGTTTCTATTACCATTAGTGACGAATCTTAGTCTGAATATATTTGGAGTTCCTAAGAAGAATGATGGGCCACCAGCCTTACCTACATTTGATAACTCTCCATTGTCAATCTTTCTAACTTTTTTAGGAGCAGACCATTGTTTAAATGCACGAATAATCATTCTTACATTTGCTGCTTCCAATCTGTTTCTTGGACTCATTAACCACTGGTATTCAAAACTTCTTAGACTTACTCCAGCAAATAATAATTCTGTGTTTGAGTTTGCTACCACACCCACACTTCTAGAAAGAATTTGTTCAGAACTTACATCACCAAATCCACTCTCACTCGCCAACTGAGCAATCTTGTTTGCTATGGACATTCCTCTGGTAGATTCCTGAGTTAACATGTCTGCCTGCATGCTCAGTTTTGTAGCAGTACGTCCATAACCACCGAAATCATTAGTAAAGAAACTTGTCAGAACATTCTTACTTGAATTCTGAATTGCACCCATTTGACCAGCATCCATACTTTGTTCTCCCCAGTTTCTTGGGTTTCCATCTGTCATGTTATTTGGCATTGGTAGTTTGATACCAGCACCTAATTTTTTCTTATATGGTGTTGTTCTTTCTGAACCGAAAGTAAATGAAGATTTTTTGTCCCCTGCAAAAATATTTCTTTTTCCAGCCTTACCATCTAGTGCAGCTGCATAAGGTGCTCGATAGGAATAACATTGTATGAACATATGATCCATACTATTAGCCATATCCATAGGATATTTTACTATTTTCTTAAATAATGTGTCTGATTCCTCTGCACCACTGAAAGCATTTTGGATTGCTCCCGTTGCTCTTGCACCTTGATTAGTTAGGTTATTAAACCTGTCACCTATAGAAAGACCTTGATTAGTTTTACTCTTATCATAATTTTTCAAATTCCTTTTATACATAATTCTTTCTTTATTATTTCTAGCATTCTTTATTTTATTCTCTAGTCTTTCCTGTTCTGCATCCCTATCAGATGGTATTCCATTAGAGTATCCATCTTGGGTAGTCCATTTTGGTTTTGGACTGCCAGGAGCAGTGGCAGCAATATGATTTTTAGTTGATGTTTGTATTGATTGATGAATTCTTAGTTGATCATCTTTAGAAAATGATGATGATGTTCCTGTTGTTAGTTTGGATTGATCCCATACTCCATCTTTGTATATTGGTTCTACGTTTTGTAATAATTGACCATTAGCATCAACTGCACGAACAGTTGTTCCACCTGTCTCCGAGTAAAATACTTTATAATTTCTGACATTGCCTTCCGAATCCTGTTGAGATATTTCAACATCTGGATTTATTTCGTCACCAAATTCTGAATTAGCGATAGGTGTTGCGGTCATTTCTTCCTTCTTTTCTGGTTGCGATAATTAAATGCCTTGTACTTAGGAAACCTCACACCGTTCTTATCTATGAATTGTTCGGTGGGAAGTAAGGAGATAGCGGCCCAGTCTTCTTCTTTGGGAACTTTAAATATAGTTCTCATGTTAGACCACAGGTATTTGTGGATACTATTCTTAGGTACAGGAGACTCTCCTTTGGTATTTAGTAAGCTCGAGGCAATTACATCCCGATAATCTGGATTTATGTAATGTAGGTTACATCCAAGAAATCCTTCCTCATAGAATCCCATCACTACTGCTAGGGGTTGAACGTCCCAAAACTCATAATTTTGTGCATTTTGTGGATTATATCCAAAGAATACTAGATCGCCCATTCTTACACCCTGAGTGTCAATCGCACTGGCATCTCTTTTTTGAACTGCAGCTAATGCTTGTTCTAGTTGACCCACATACCATGCATCAGGTTGCAGTTCGCCTTGGGTGGCTTCTTTAATATCGTCTGCGATCATGTGAAATACCTAAATCGTCTTCTGTCATAATTTTAAATTCATACTTTCTATTAGCACAATAGTTCTGTGCTGCCTTCCATTTTGCTTGGTTTACTACCCATGTTTTAACTTCATAATACCATGATTGAGATTTTCTTTTAGGGTTCCTTACAGGTTCCTTACATTGTCTCTTTGGTTTCACTTCTATAACCATACATCTTTTAGCACCTGTCTTATCCTTATATTTAATAAAGAAATCTGGAAAGTATCTATGAGTTCTATTATCTAATGGGTTTTTGTATGGTATCCAGAACTCTTCAGATTGCCATTGGTCTATACTCTCAGTCAAATCACAGTATTCCATGAATTTCTTCTCCCATAAAGATCTATAAACGATCTGAGTGGGGTCACCTTTGTATTTTTTAGGTCTCTTTGGTTTAAATTTTCCCTGATAAGCCATATACATAGTATGGTAAGTCATAAATTTATTTAGATGGCCAGACAACAGCAAAGTTATTTTAGTGATAATAAATTCGTAAAAAGTATAGAAGACTTTAGATCCGCACTAGGAGCTCCCGCCCTATCAAACTTTTTTAAACTTGAGATGGACTTGGCACAAGATGGTGCAGAACCTGTAGATTCTTTCCCAGTCTCTTTAGATGCAGCTTCAAGTGGTGTCTATCAGAAAGAAAAAGTTGCTAATGATCTTAGTAAGTGGCTCACATCTTGTGGATTATTGGCTAACGGACAAAAAGAAACATACGAATTATTATGTAACGAAGCAATGTTGCCTGGTGTGTCAATGGCTGTCGTACAGGAAGTTGGTAGTAGACAGGGTATCAGGGAAAGATTTGCTACACAAAGACAATATACTGACATATCATTATCATTCTATGTATCTCAAGACTATAAAACTTTGAAACTTTTCCAAGAGTGGATTAACTTTATGAATCCTTTGTATGTCACACAGGAAGGAGTTAAACATAATCAAGGATATCCTGGCGGTTATCCAAATAGTGATGAAAGATTTGCCTTCCATAGATTTAGATATCCTCATGATTATAAGAGAGATCTATCAATCACTAAGTTTGAAAGAAATATGGGTTCAGATAATCCATTTGAAGAGGAAAAATTTAACCCCGAAGCGATTAGTTACAACTTTATAAATGCCTTTCCTATATCCATACAGGACATACCACTTAACTACGCTACAGGACAATTTCTACAGGTTACAGTTGAGTTTGCATATGATAGATACTACATTGTTAATAATCAAGGAACCTCTGCACCAGCGGTGCCACAGAAAGGTTCTATGCAGACAGTGGCGGCTGACCAAACATCAGAAACTACTGTAGATAAAGCTTCAAATTAACCCGATAAATAATAACGAATAATTACTTATTATGCCTTTACCAAAAATTTCGACGGCTGAATATGACTTGAAATTACCTTCAAATGGAAAAACTGTAAAGTACAGACCATTTTTGGTAAGAGAGGAAAAAATTCTCATACTTGCTCTTGAGTCAGAAGATCAAAAACAAATAACCAATGCTGTTAAACAAGTTCTTAAAGAATGTGTTATAACAAAGGGGATTAAAATTGACCAATTACCTAGTTTTGATATTGAATATCTATTTTTAAATATTCGAGGAAAATCTGTAGGTGAATCAATTGAACTCTTAGTGACATGTGGTGATGATGGCAAGACAGAAGTTCCTGTCACAGTTCTTATAGATGATATTGAAGTCTCTAGTAATGACGATCACAACGCAGACATTGAATTGGCAGATGGTTATTCTGTAAAAATGAAGTATCCATCTCTTAGTCAGTTTATAGAAACTAACTTTAGTCAGGAAGATGACGATGCTGTGGAAAAATCATTTGAGATGATAGCTACATCTATTGATATGGTTTATAATGATAAAGATATGTTCTCAGCATCTGAGTGTACTAAGAAAGAACTAAAAGACTGGGTTGAATCTCTGACATCATCACAGTTCCAGAAGATTGAAAAATTCTTTGAGACTATGCCTAAGTTGACACATACATTAGAGGTAGTCAATCCTTCTACCAAGAAGAAAAATACCATAGTATTAGAGGGGCTAACGGATTTTTTCGGTTAAGTATGTCCCATATTGATCTTGAGACATACTTCCGCATAAATTTTGCCCTCATGCAGTTCCATAAATATTCCCTATGGGAGTTAGAGAACATGCCGCCTTGGGAACGAGACATCTATGTTGGATTACTCAGACTTCATATTGAAGAAGAACAACTAAAACAAAGACAAAGGGAAGCACAGGCACGAAATGGGTAAACTCTCATCTACAATTGGAGCATTAGGTAAGGCCGCCAAAGGTACGGCCAAACGTGTGTCTAAGTCTAAAGTTGTTAGAAAGACTGCGATAGCTGGTAAGAAAGCAGTTCGAGGTGCCAAAAAAGGAGTAGCAGGAGCTCAGGTAAAGGGTTCAAAGTTTCTTCAAAAGTCGGTTGCTAAGATAAAACCAATAGCGGCAGATCTGAAACAGGGTGGAATCAGGAAGATCAATAAACTCGTAGAGACTAAGACTCAAAACTTAATACCTAAGTTAACAAATAAGATAGAAGAAAAAGTAAATTCATTTGATCCTAATAAGTTTCTAGGTAAGATATTTGATGGTGGATTAAATTCATTAAAGTCATTTGGATCAAATCTTGATGGTATGAAAGGTCGATTTGATTCGACTGTAGAGTTTCTTGGTAAAGCAAATGAGTTAGCTTCTAAGTTTGTAAAGAAACTTGCAACAGCTAAACCTGGCAAAAAGAGTGGAGGAGGAAGTCTATTTGGTAAGTTAATCAAAGGAGTTGCTATTGCTGGTGCAGCTGCCCTTGGAACTGCTGTTGTAGCAAAAGTTGCAGTGACTGGTGGTATTAGAAAAGGTGCCAAAAATTTACTCAAAAAAGGTATTGATTTTGTAAGAAGTAGAAAACAGAAAAAGTTAGAGAAAAAACAAGCAGAGGCGAAAGTAAAGAAAGACAAGGGTAATGCTAATATATTCAAGAGTATATTAGATAAGTTTTCTAGTGTTTTGGATTTTACACCAAAGAGTATAAAGAAGTTCAAGTCAGAGGGAAAAGACAACTATAAATCAAAATTCGGGGGAGGAGAAGAATCTTCAGAGGATTTTAGATTTAGAAGATTTACAAATAAAAATGGCGACAAGAAAGTACACGACTTAAAAGTTTCATATAAAGGTGGTGAGAATGTATCAGGAAGCGGCGATGATGAGGTCACTAAAAGAATCATCAAGGTCAAAAAAGAAATAATGGAACTAGAAGAAGACTACTCTGATAACAGAATGATGGGTAAACGAGATGATGATGATAAGGCAGCTGCCAAGGAAATGTTGAAGAAGATACGAGCATTAGAGAAAGAACTTACTGAACTTATACCTCTTGCAAAGGGTACAACAACTGTAGAAGGCAATAGAAAAAATGTTAATGAAGTTATGAAAGATCCAGCCTTCGCAGAGGAGGGTAAGGCTGGTAAGGATGGTAAAGATGGTAAGTCAAAGCCTGGACAAATATTTAATAACATAAAGAATACCTTTGGTGGTATGAAAGAGAAGGCTGGTAACTTTCTCAAAGGTGTTGGTAAGGCTCTAAAACCTAAACCATCAGGTGAAAAAAATACTAGAAAAAATTCTAGAATCAAGTCAGGTGAGACTATTAGTAAAGATCCTATTAGTTTTGCAGATGATACTATACAACAGGCAGAACAAGTTAAACCAAACCCACAGCAATCGGCAGCTAAAAAAGAGATGGCTGGAGGTGTATCAACATCAGCAAGAACACCCTCTACACCTTCTGGTGGCGGTGGAGGAGAAGTAATACCAGTAGAACTTCCGCCTAGTGGAGGCAAGGGAGGCCTCCCATCACCAAAACCTAGTGACAAGATGAAGAGAGCCAGTATCAAACCAGCAAATAAAGTTCCATCTTTGCTTGCGATTGATACAAAGAACATGCACGTTTTACATGCAAAGTCGGTATATAATATAGTGGATGCTTTATGAAGACTTCTGTATCTACATTAAAAGTTAATCAGAAAGCACAGAAGGCTGTTGATACTGCTGAGAGTAGTATCAAAAAGTTTTCTCGTTTTTTAACAGGTAAAAAAAGTAAATTAGGAAAGGATCTTCCAGGCCAGAGTGACTTTACAAAGGCAGAAAACTTTATATCAAAATTCAAGAGTGATAAGAAAGGTGGTGGTGGCGGTGGTAAGATGCTCATGGGTGCGGTAGGTGCCATGATGATGCTTCCTTTGTTACTTTCTAAAGGAAACAAAACAAAGGCAGAGGAATTGCCTACTGATGATCAGTTTGCTGGAGATGAAAAGGTTCAAGAACAACAGATAAAAGAGGAAGATAAGTCAAAGACAGATGCTCTTAAAAAAGTAGAAGAGACTGTGAAGACAGGTAAAGAGATAAGTAAAGGAGACTTGAAACAACTTAAGGAAGTTAAAACTGACGAAAAGAAAGAAGAAGAAAGTAAGGAGAAAGAAGTTAGAGACGAAAAAAAAGAAAACAAGGACGAAGAAGAACCCGAAGAGGAGAAGAAAGAAGAGGTAACAGGAGATATAAATGAAGAACAACTCGGTAGATTTTCTTCATTGGTTGATGGACTAAAATCTAGATTCACACAACTGGTTTCTAATCCAGCACAACAGGAGAATGTAGAAGGTGCAATGAATATGAAATCACAACCAACAGTAGAACAAGAGACTGGTTCTATGGAAGTAAAGGGTGAACTCACTCCAGAAATGGCAGCTGGTGGTTGGATCGAAGGGCCTCAATCAGGATACCCAGTATCATTAGATGGTAAAGGTGTAGATTTTATAGGACATGGTAAAGAATATGTTAGTAAAGGCCCTTCTGGTAGTGCATTTATTGTTCCATTTGATACCCCTGCTACAAGAAAAGATCCCAGTTTGACTGGTAAGAGAATGAAAGAAGCTCAGTCTATGGGATTCTCTGCTGGTGGTAAATTAAACCCTAAGAAATTTTTTGGATTACCTCTAATGGCTGAGGGTGGAAAGACAGATGGACGTAAAGTAGTCCCATTCACAGGCAAAATAGGATATAGAGCTGGTGAAATACTTCCACCATCATTGATAGTCAGTAGAACTAACTTCACGAGTAAGTCAAAAGAAACTCATAATAAGAAACTACAACAGAAGGTGGGTAAGGAAATTGATATTATGAAAGAAAAAACAAGATTTGGTGAAGATGGTTACTATGGTTTTGATACTAAAGTTACAACGAAATTATTGAAAAAATTTGATGGCGGTACATTTGAAGAGACAGAAGTTTATGAATCATCCATTGCTGATATTGCAATAGATGACTTGAAAGAACATCAACAACAACTAATGAAGGAGATAAAAGCGGTGAAGGGATTTGAAAAAAAGACTTTTATTGATGTCATAAATGGTACAGTGAATATGCCATTGAAAAAATACATAGACATTCTTAATACAAGTGA